AACATGGCAGTAGAAACAGGGCTTTCCTGGCTATTTTATGTAGATACAGCAGATGATCCGTCCAGCCCAACCTGGGCCAAGTTGCCCCAGCAGCGGGGCGGCAATCTGAATTTTGCAAAGACAGATGTGGATGCCACCAATAAGGATAATGCCGGATGGGAAGATTCAATCAGCACCAGGCGTGGTTGGACTGCATCGGTAGATGGCGTTTATGAGAACGACGATGCAGCGCTTCAGTATCTGATTGATACCAACCAGCTCAGTGCAACCATTACTGATTACGATGTTTATGTGAAGCTGGTGGACAAGGCCGGGGATACATATATCGGCGCAGCTACGATGGATAGTGTAGAACTTGATTGTCCCGAGGGTGATTTGGTTTCCTATTCTCTCAGTTTCACCGGGCGTGGTGCCTTAACCCTTACCAGGGCATAATTCAATGACAGAAGAACCTACGTTTCCATCTGGCGTTTCCATTAACCTGGACCGTGAAAGGCGCATCAAGTATGGGCACAATGCCCTGTGCGAGTTTGAAAACGCAATGGGCAAGCCCATCGGGGCATCTTTAACCAGTGAAGAACAGATAGGTTTTTCCACAATACGTGCATTGCTGTGGGCTGGCCTGCTTTGGGAAGATCCTACGTTATCCCTAGAGCAGGCCGGGTCACTTATTGATTACGTGCCAGAGAATGAGGCATCAGAAATACATGATCGGGCCAGGTACGTGGCAGATCGGTGCCTGCTGGCATTTACAGCGCAACACCCAAAGGCAAAAAAAAAGACAAGGGCCAAAGCACAGGCCAGCTGAAAACAAACTGGGATGAGCTGCTGCGGATGGCATTCAGGATCAACCTGGAGCCTGCGCAGTTCTGGAGGTTAACCCCGAGGGAATTCCAGCTAATGATTGAAGCCTTTAACGAGAATGAAAAGGCAGCGCATGATGCCAGGGCCTGGACAGTTTCAACCCTTATCTGCGCCCTGGGCCAGTTCAAGCGCAAACCAAACCCCAGGAAGATGTTTGATGAGCTTTCCGGCAGGGCTAAAGAGAGAAACGGCAAGCACCAGGGGAATGAAAAGGTAGCCCGGATATTTCAGGAGTCCCGGGAACGCATAGCAAGAAAGCAGGCTGCGGCAGATGGTTAATATTGGTGGCATGAATATTACCCTGGGTCTGGATCTCTCGAAATTCGAGAAACAGATGAAGGGGATCCGGCGCAGGTTCGGGCGCTTGTCGGGCCAGCTGCGCATGGCCGGGCGGGATCTCACAACAGCCATCACAGCACCCCTGGCCGGAATTGGCATTCTTGCAACCAAAGCCGCCATAGACTGGGAAACCAGCTTTGCCAATGTTCGCAAAACGGTTAAGGGCACAGCAGAAGAGTTAAAAGAGCTTGAAACAGGGCTGCGGGATATGTCAACCAAGCTGCCAAAGAGCGCAGCAGGGCTGGCATCTATCGCAGAGGAAGCCGGGCGGCTGGGCATTCAGCAGGAAAATATCCTGGGCTTCACAGAAACCATTGTAAGGCTGGCAGAAACCAGCACCCTGGGAGCTGAGGAAGCAGCCACCGGGCTGGCAAGGTTTGCGAACATAACCAAGCTGCCCCAGGGCCAAATTGAAAACCTGGCGAACAGTCTAACTGTGCTGGGTTCAGAGTTTGCCACCACCGAGAATGAAATTCAGGAAATGAGCCTGCGCTTGGCAGGTGCAGGTTCACAAATTGGCCTGACCGGGGCAGAGATTGCAGGGTTTTCTGCTGCACTAACCAGCCTGGGCATCAATGCAGAATCAGGCGGCACTGCAATGAGCCGGGTTTTTATTGATATAGCAGTGGCAGTGGATAAGGGCGGGGAAAAGCTAGAACAATTTGCCGACATTGCAGGCCAAACCACCCAGGAATTCAGCTCACAATTCAAACAGAATGCAGCCGGGGCGGTTAAGGATTTCATCGGTGGCCTGGGCAAGCTGGACAAGCGGGGGAAGAGCCTGTTTGATACATTGGAAAAGGTGGGCTTTTCAAATGTTAGGATCAGGGATGCCCTGCTGCGGGCCAGCGGCGCAGGGGATCTGCTTACAAGAACCCTGGACAGATCCAATGCAGCCTGGGAAGAAAACAGCGCCCTGGTTGAGCTTTCAGAAAAGCGCTTCAAAACCACCGGGGCCAGGCTCACTATCCTGAAAAACAGATTCATGGAAATGGCTAGGAACCTGGGCACAGCCCTGGCACCAGCCCTGGAAAGCCTGATTACAACCATCCAAACCAGCTTCATGCCCATGATTCAGGGATGGATTGCTTCATTTGCAGCCCTGACACCCAGTGGGAAGGCGCTGATTGTAACCCTGGTGGGGCTTGCAGCTGCAATCGGGCCACTAATATTAATGGCAGGGCTACTGAGCGGGGCATTGGCAGGCGTTGCCAGCATGATGACCCTGATTGCAGCTAACCCAGTAACAGCCCTGATTCTTGGAATTACTGCACTGGTATTTGGCGCTGCAGCCTACAACAAAGTAGCCCAAAAAATGAAGAATCTCACTTCAGGGCTGGGCGCTGAGATGACAGAAGCAGAACAGCGCATTTCTAAACTGGCCGAGGGTTACAGAATCTTAACCCGAGTCAAAGAAGCAGAGCTGAAAGTTGCCCGGGCAGAAGAAAACCTGCTGAAAAAGCAGCAAGAGGGCCCAGGCCCTGCGGGGTTACTCCAAGGGTTTGAGGACGCAGTAAAAAGGGCAAAGAAAGCCCTGGAAGATGCCAAGCTTCCAGCAGAGGGTTTAACAAAGGCCATCATCGATGAAGAGATAGCCATCGAGAAAACTAATGGTGCCCTGGATGAGTGGGAAAAGCGCATTGAGCATGTACGAATCGCAAAGGGCGGCGCAGGGCAGGAAATGGAGCTTTATCATGGGCTGCTGGCAGAAGAAACAGCCCTACAAGAGAAGCTGGCAAGGATCACCGGGGGCGGTGCAGCAGATGCGCTTGATGCAAGCCGGGAGCGCTACCAGCAATTAAAGGCAATCCTGGCCGATGTTGCAGCTCAAATGGGCACCAATATTGATGTTGTAACGGAGTTTAAAAATGCCCAGAAAGAGGCCGCCACCAGCACCCTGGACGTTTGGAAAGAGTGGAAAGCCGAGATGGCAATGATCATTCAGGGCACCAGCACCCTGTTTGACGAATTAAGTTTCGACGTAATGAAGCGCTTTTCAGATGGGGTGGGCAGCGCTTTTGCCAGCACCCTGGTGGAAGGCAAGAGCTTTGCCCAGTCTTTGCAGGCCCTGTGGAAAGATATAGCCAAGACGATCATCGGCAGGCTGATATCCATTGGCATACAGATGCTGATATTCGGGAAGATGCAAAAGGTGGCTGGCCTGGGCACCCTGCAAGGCACTGTGAGTGGCAAAGCAGGTGAAACCTATGCCGGGGCATTTGCATCGGTGATGACAGCTGTGCCATTCCCCCTGAATGTTGCAATGGCACCCGTGGTGGGAGCTGCGCAGGCTGCTATTATGACAGCAGCAGCCCTGGGAATTGGCATGTTTGCGCAGGGTGGTATTGTCACAGCACCCCAGATCGGGCTGGTAGGAGAGGCAGGGCCAGAGGCCATCATCCCCCTGGATAGGCTGGGGCAGTTCGGTGGAGGGGGCCAGGTAATCAATCTGCACGTTGATGGCGAATTAATAACTCAAGAAGTGGTGAAAGGGATGCCTGCATTCATTGATGCCAGGCTTGGAGGAATTTAGAAATGGCAGCCAGTTTTATAAAATACAACACAGCAACCACAGCCTATTTTTTCATCAAGTCTTTAACCAGCTATGGCGTGGCCGCAGCCGGGTACAGCAGTTATTTTACCGTGTGGCTTTCCCAGGATGGGGGTGCCCCAGTTAACCCTGCTGGCAGCCTGACAGAAGTCAGCAGCAGCGATATGCCCGGGCTATATTCTTGCGATATTTCAGCAGCAGAAACAGCCTATGGGGTCATAGCCTGCTCCCTTGATCCCAATATGGGCTATTCCTATTACCAGTCAGATCCATTTTATATATTCACAGATAAGAACAAGATGCAGGCAGATTTGCAGGAAGTGCAGGGCGTGACAGCCCCAGCAGGCAATATTGCAGATTTCTTTGATGGCACAGGGTATGGCATTCAGCCTGCATCCACAGCCACAGAGGTGCAGGCAGATGTTGCCAAGGTGAATGCAAGCGCAACAGCTGCCAAGAACCTGGCACTAGGCGCCGAATCTATCCAGCCAGCAGAGTGCACCAGCGGCAGCACCACCAGCAGCATCGTGGGCACTGGATCATTGAAAACAGTTGATGCCTTCTATGTTGACCGGATGTTGATTTTTATTACAGGTGATTTGCAATATAGTGCCAGGCCAGTGGCCGCATACGATGGCAGCTCAAAGACATTTACAGTGGGCACAGCCTTTACCAGTGCCCCATCAAGCGGCGATGAGTTCATCATCGTTTAATCTATGCCAGATCAGCTGCAACTAAACCCCATCGGGCTGCCCATGCGCAGGGTGTTTGCCGTAGCCCCTGCCATCGAGGGCATAGAAATCACCATCAACGGGGTGGATCTAACCGGGGAATACAAGCCTGGCAGCTTATCCATCAGCGATGAGCTGGAAAGCAGGGGCACAGCTGATTTCATTCTGGTGGATAAAACAAATGCCCTGGACTTCACCCCAGGGCAATCAGTGGATGTGAAATTCAATGTGGGCCTGGTTTCCACCCTGGTGTTTTCGGGCACCATACAGAGCATCAACGAGCGCTGGCCTGCAATGGATAGGATAACAGCGTTTCACACCCTGAAAATCAAGGCGGTTGACCATAACAGCATTGCTGACAGATTCCTGGTGGGCCGCACCTATGCAGCAGGCCAGCTGCCCGGGGATATAGCCAAGGATCTGCGCACCAATTACCTGGAAGCAGAAGGCGTGACCCTGGGCAATATTGAAAATGGCAGCTTCACCCTGGGCCAAGTGGCATTCAACTATCAGAGTGTTGCAGATTGCCTTGATGATCTGGCAGAGCTGGTGGGCTTTATCTGGTTTATCGACTATGACCGGGCTTTAAACTTTCAAGCCAGGGACACCACCAATGCAACCTTTGGCTATACGGATTCAAGCCTGCCCATCAGAAGCCTGCTGAAAGAGAAAAGCCGCAAGAACTACCGAAACAGGCAATACCTTAGAGCTGGCCGGGACATTCAAAGCAGCGCCAACACGGAATCATTCAATGGGGATGGTGAGCGCAGGACATTCACAGTGGGCCTGCCCATAGGTGAAGAACCCACCATCACCCTGGATACAGGGGCAGGCCCTGTTGCCCAGACCCTGGGCATCAACGGGGTGGACAGTGGGAAGGATTTTTACTGGCAGAAGGATTCAAATCAGGTGGAACAGGATTCATCGGGCACAGTTCCGGCAGATGGCAGCACCCTGGCCGTGACCTATAAGGGGCTAATACCCATCATCGTGCAGGCCGATGCAGAAGATCAGCAGGCAGCCCGGGCAGATGAATCAGGGGGCACCGGGATCTGGGAAAACATAGAGGACGATGAGCGCATAGAGGATGCAGAGTTTGCATTAGAAAGAGCCACCGGGCTGCTGGGGCGCTACGGAAGATTCCCAGAGGTGGTGACGATCAGCACAGACAATGCCAGGCTGGTAGCCGGGCAGGTGCAATCAATCGAGCTGACCCGGGAAGGCATCAGCGGCGATTACCTTATCCAATCAGTAACAGCCCGGGACCGGGGCGATAACAGCCTGCTATATAACTACAAATGCGTTGATGGTGCCCTGGTTGGTGGCTGGGTGGCATTCTTCAAGCGCTTGGCAGCTGGTGGCAGAACCTTTGAAATCAGGGATAATGAAATCTTTATCATCCTGCGTGAAAAGAACGTGGCATTAATGATAAAGGATGCCGCTACAGGTACTGCGGATGCAGGGCTTTCAAGTTTCACCCTTGACCCTTACAGTGTATTCCTGGTGGCATCAAGCGCAGCCGCCTATTCAGATCCAAATGGCAGCTATATTGGCGCAGGCTGGACAAATGCAGATGGCACCAGGCGGGGTGCCGGGGGCAGCATTGGGAGCATAAGAGATGGAAGTTAAGAGCAATGTAGAGCTGACCATCAAGAAGGGCCAGCAGGTGGTGGAGGTTATCAAGGCCAAGAACCTGATTACCAATTCGGGGCTTAATTGGTTCAGGGATCTGGCCGGGGGCACAGTGGGCAGGGCAGATGGGCAGGCTGTGGGCACCGGGACAACAGCGGCAGCAGCTGGTGATATAGCCCTGGAAGCATCTGTACTGAAAAAAACCATTGATAGGCGCTTAGACTCAGACAAGAAGATTACCTTTCAGACTCTGTTTCTTGAGAGTGAGGCTAACGGCAACACCCTTTCAGAAGTGGGCCTATTTGGGGGCGGCGTATTGATTGCCCGGGCATTGATCAGCCCCACCATTGCCAAAGATTCATCCATCAGCGTAACCATTGCACATGAAGTTGAGTTCTTATATGAGGCATAAAAATGGCAATTGAAGTATTCCCAACAGCCAATGACATAGGTGGCAGCGGCACAGGGCGCACAGGCACTGAAGAAAACATGGTGCAAACCCTGGACAGATACAGCACCCCGAGCAGCATCCTTTCAGGCATGACCCTGCCAGCCAGTGCAGTGGATTTAGATTTGGTAGTGGCAGCAGGCAGGGCGTGGATTGATGGGTACCTGGTGCGCTTTCCAGCTGCAGAAACTGTTGCCATTACTGCATCATCAACAGTTTACCTGTGGCTGCAGCTCACAGGGGCCGGGGATAGCCCACCAGCTGTTACAGCCACAGCCTGGGTGGAAACTGCCACCCTTACAAACCCGGGCAATGCAGCCCTGGTGGGGGAAATCACAACCAGTGGGTCAGCTATTACGGGCACCGATGATGAAATGAGGCGGGAAGGGGCAGGCTATACCATCGGGACTTATGAGGGCGATGGGGCGGCAAGCCAGGAAATAGATATAGGGGCCACCCCCAGGGCTGTGACCGTAACAGCCCCAGCAGATGTTGACACTGTGCATTATGCGCTGGCAGAAATCTGGGTAGGCAATGCCACCCTTCCAGCTAAACGAATCAATTCAAATATAGTCATCATCAAGGATGGTTTCGAGGCCTACGGGACCGATGCAGATGATGGGCTAAATAGAAGTGGCAGACATTACACTTACATAGCGCATTTTTGACCCATGAATTTTGAAAGCCTATTATTGGAAGCACCCCTGCTGGCCGCAGTCGTCCTGATTGTATCCTTATTCATCAGGTACCTGGGCAAGCGAGATGAAGAGCTGCGCCACATTATCAACCTATTCAATGAACGAGTTGCCAGCCTGGAAAGCACTTCAAGAGAATCTACTAAGGAATCAGCTGTGCTGCGTGAAACAGTTCACAACCTGGATATTACCCTGCGTGAAATGAAAGAAACAATCTCGGGCAAGCTTAAAGGTAACTAAGCCAAACCCCGAAACACCCACCTACCAAGCGCACCAGATAGCGATGGAGCGCTTCCCGTCCAATTTAGAACCCGGCACCTGTATGCCGGGTTCTTCTTTTGTCACAAATCCCCTGGGGCTTGTCACAAATGTTTGTTTGTATGTCACACAGGAAACAAACATACCAGGGCAGCTGGTGTGGGTGCGGTGGTTAAGCGCAGGAAGTGATCAGCCAGCGATTCAGGCAAAAGCCTTTCATTGTAACTGGTTGATTGAATGCTGCCCTGGTATTCAGTTCAAAACGCAACAGGGGGGAACGTGGGGCTTCTGAGGGGAAACCCGGTTGCTGCCACCCTTATGGGGTGCGCTATCATTATTAGATTAAAAGCCTAATTCCTGTTGCTCTGTAAGTGCAGCAACCATAGGGGGTTCATGCTGGAGTGGGGGCTGGTGCAAGCCTTCTTTGATAGTTCTGTTCATGGCAACCCTGCAATCTTCAAGGATTTCTACTTCAAGGATGATTCTGTCAAGCCCCACCCTGGCTGCTGTTGCAGCTGGGCCCAGGGCTTCCTTGATCCGGCGCAGCTTGCAGCTGGTGGTCAGTATGTTTTCATTCACGTTTTCAGCTCAACAGGGCACACCCAGGTGCTGGCAGCATTGGCAACCTGGCACAGCCGGGCTTTTTCACTTAGCAGCTTATCTGCTATGAACTCATCCACCCCACAGGGCTGCGCAGGCTGGGCATCCACCCATTCCTGGGCTTCCTTCTTTGTTGGAAAGAAGAGCTGAGAAGCGGAAACAACGTCACCATCTTGAGAGGTTACAAACCAGGCTCTATATATTTTCATAAGCTAAACCATTAAAAGCGTGAACAAAACAAAGTGGAACCATGCCATTGCCCAGGCCCTTGAGCCGGGCAGCACGATTAGGAATATTTTTATCAATACGGGGGATGGGTGGTTCATCCTGCCACCAGCTGCCAGCAGCCGTTTTTTCAGCATGATCTGCCAGGCTGGTGGCTGGCATAGGCTCCAAACTATCCCAGCCCAAAGGCCAACCCATAAGCCAGCAAACCCAGGCAGGGTTAAGGGCACCCTCTTTTTTTTCTGTGGATTGTACAACAGCATCCAAATAACCCCGTTTAAGGCGATGAGTGGAAGAAACAGAACCTAGTGGGCCAGTTCCTTTACTTAAAGATGCAATGGGCGTGGGCCAGGTGATGGCAGGAATTCGATCCTGCGCAGTAAATGGGTTTTTTCCGCTCAACATGATGGTGGCTTCTTCCGCTGTCATTTCGCCCTGTTGAATTTTCTTTCTGTATATTCTTACGTTTCCGCAGCATGGCCGGGTGGGTTTAGTGGATGGCGTGGGCCATTGATTTTTTCCAAGCATAGAGCCAGAGTCTGTTGCGCTTATGATTGGCTCCACAGGCTGCCGCAGATAAAGTTGACCATCGAGCATTAAACCCGAGTTCCCCCAGCTGTCCGAGGAGTTGGCCGAAATAGTCAAAGGAAAGAAGGTTTGCCGAGTTTTCCAGGTAGAGTCTTGGGCATTCCAAATCCCGTAGGATGCGCAGGACGTTCGGGATTTGGTTTCTTGGGTCTGCTTCGCCAAGCCCGTTTCCGGCAACAGAGAACCCCTGGCAGGGCGGGCCGCATACAAGGATATCCACTGAGCCAGCCCAGGGCTTTGCGTCAAACGATCCGGCATCGGGCCAGATGGGGGTGGGGGGCAGGCTGCCATCTTGCATTCTTTGGATGAGGATTCTTTGCGCAAAGGGTTCAATTTCCACAAGGCAAATCGGTCGCCATCCCAGCATTGATCCTGCAATAAGGCTGCCGCCCAGCCCGGTGAACAGATCCATTGATCGCAGCTCATAGGTGTTGTCATTCATGTTTCACTTTCTGAATGGGTTTAAAGAATGCCCCAGGCAGCGGGGTTAAGGCTGCCCGGGTCATTGCAAGAAAAGAAGAAAGCCCGAGGCCGGGAGCTGCGCTGGTGAGCGCAGGCGTATTTGGAGTTTGTGTTTGGGTCGTGACCAAAGCACCCCGGGCCATTCAGAAAGTGAAGCCTATAAGCCGCCAAACCCTGTTCATGCGACCATGATTAGAAACCCGGGCAGATCGTTTATAGGTGCCCGAGAATTCCCACGTTGATTTTTGAAACAGCGCACCTGCTGCATTGCCCAGGTCCTGCGCTTTGTAGCCTGCTGCAATTAAGCCCCTGTAAGCATCATCGGCAGTTGCAGTACCATTGCCAGCCTGGGCAGCTGCAATGGCAGCAGCCCGGGCAACACCCAGCACAGTGGGCCGGGCACTGGCAGCATCATCCTGCCCAGCTTGCATTGCCTGTA